TTCTATAGAGGAAGTTACTCAGACAGTTTCATCGTAGATGAAGAAGAAACTATAAAGATTGGGGATAGTGTTCAAGTATTTGATAACATTAATATTGAGGACACTAAGACTCAAGAAATTAGAACAGTTTCAGACATTGCATATTCTGATAAAATTCAGACAAATCTTTATAGGGGAGTTGGAATTGATGAAGTAAATGACAAACCACTATATTGGACTAAACAAAAAGTAGATAAAATTATTGATGGATACCCGGTTTACAAAACAAGAAATTCGATCGAACCTCAGGTGTATCCTACTGCTAAGATTATTAAGGATGTAACAACAACAGATTCCACCATATTTGTAGACAATTCCCAGTTCTTTGAATATGATACTCCAACATCATTTGATGGGTTAATCGTTTCCGGAGTATCTGATCCAGTATCAGCTGCGGTAACAGCAGTCGTTTCTGCTGCGGGAACTATTCAATCACTTTCAATAGAAAGTGGCGGAAGCGGTTATACTGGTTCTTCAGTTGTTGCTAAGATATCTGCCCCACAAAGAGTTGGTGTTGGTATTGGAACAACTGCTACTGCTACTATTACTGTCTCAAATGGTTCCCTAACTACTCCAGTAACTATTACAAATCCTGGTTTTGGATATACTCAAACAAAACCACCACAAGTTATCATTGCTCTCCCAGAAATAGTTTCTGAAGAGATAACAAATATTCAAACTGTTCAGGGAGCAGATGGAAATATTACTGGTATTGGAACAACAGTTGGAATTGGAACAGATTTGGCATTATATTTTAATATAACTACTGGCGATTTGCAAACTGGATATTACATTTATGTTTCAGATACTATTGTTGGAAATGGAGTAACCTCTATTATCGATACTGATGATGATATAGTTGGCATTGGAACAACATGTGTAGATAACATCTATCGAATTAGTGGATTGGATGCAGGAGCGGGTATTGTTACTTGCAATATACATTCTCAAACAAATGTTGTTGGAATAGCAACCACTACTGGAAACTATGTTGGAAAATTCTCTTGGGGAAGATTATCCAACTTAACTAGAGGAGCATCTCCAATATCAATAGGAGTTTCTGCATATGAAGTTTCTTCAGGATTGACAACATTCCCAACAATTCAAAGAAGAGGAGAAGGATTAAGAAACATAGGTCCTATTTCATAATATAAATATAGAAAAAACAATATTCACATGCCTGCTCTTGTAACGGATCAATTTAGAATATTAAATACCACAAGTTTTGTAGATTCTGTCAATGATTCTTCAAATTCATATTATGTTTTTGTTGGATTAACAAATCCAACATCTAGTGGGTATGGTAGAGATAGTAACTGGGATACAACAACTCCAAATCCAGTTGATAATATTGATAGATTAAATCATTATGAATCTACGATGCTTTTTGGAAAAAAAATTACGACTGCCAATATTAGAAGAGTAATACGGAGAATTGATTGGACTTCGGGACTAACTTATGAGATGTATAGGTCAGATTATAGTATTCTTAATCCATCTCCAATCTCTAACTCTTTGAGACTATATGATGCTAATTATTATGTGGTTAATTCCGATTATAGGGTTTATATTTGTATTGATAATGGATCATCTGGAATAAGCACAAATGGTACGGCATCTACAGTAGAGCCATCTTTTACTGATTTGGAACCAACCAAATTGAGTGATGGATATACTTGGAAATATTTGTATTCCATTTCTCCAAGTGATATTGTAAAGTTTGATACTACAGAATATATTACAGTTCCAAATAATTGGGATACATCAACAGATCCTCAAATCTCAGCAATTAGAACAAATGGCAATTCTGATGTAAATGAAAATCAAATTAAAAAAGTTTATATCCAAAATCAAGGAAAGGGATATTCCATAAGTGATGGCGATACAGCAAAAATAGTTGGCGATGGAACTGGTGGCGAAGTTTCTTTAAGTGTTGATAATAATAAAATTACTAATGTTACAGTAATTTCTGGTGGAAAGGGATATACTTATGGAATGATAAATTTGGGAACAGATCCAAATAATTCGCCAGAAATTAATGCAGAATTAATCCCAATTATCCCTCCGTCAAAAGGGCATGGTTTTGATATCTATGAGGAACTTGGAGCAGATAAAGTTTTAATTTATGCAAGATTTGACGACTCGACAAAAGATTTTCCAATAGATACTAAATTTGCTCAAATTGGAATTGTTAAGAATCCAACAGTTTTCGATTCAACGGGCATTAATACTTCAGTTTACTCTGCCAATGAGTTTTCTGCACTCTATGCTATGAAGGTTACTGTTTCTAGTGGTTCGCTGTCTCCCGGAGACAAAATACAACAAACTTCTGATGGGGAAACTGCCTTAGCATATGTTGCTTCGTATGATATTTTAGAAGGAAATACTGCAATAATTAAATATTATCAAGATAGATCACTATTTTATAATCAATCTACCTATGGTCACATAGATTTTGAAAATATTGGAACTTATTATGATACTAATGGGACTATTTTAAAGTTTAAAGGTGATTCTGGCAACATCACAAAAACTGGGGGAGGATTCAGTGGAACTATTGACACCGGATTTGGAGGAATAACTACAACTATCTCAAATAAAGTTATTAATTTGGGAGTAGTGTTTAATGGAGGTCTTGCTAATCCCGAGATAAATAGTAAGTCTGGAGATGTAATTTATATTGACAATAGAAAAACTGTTGAAAGAAACAGTAGACAAAAAGAAGACGTTAAAATTATCCTGGAATTTTAAAAAATGGCTCAAAAAACTAATTTAAATGTAAGTCCATATTATGATGACTTTTTAGAATCCGGTGTAGGTGCTAAAGATAAAAATTACTATAAAGTATTATTTAATCCAGGAAAGCCAATACAAGCTCGTGAATTAAATACTTTACAATCTATATTGCAAGACCAAGTAGAGAAATTTGGAAGTCATGTCTTTAAAGAAGGTTCGCTAGTTATTCCAGGTAGTACAACCTTTGACAATAATTTATATGCAGTTAAGTTAAACTTAACTCAATTCGGAGTTAGCATATCTACTTATTTGTCTCAACTTGTTGGGAAAACAATTGTTGGACAAAATTCTGGAGTTAGTGCATCAGTGCAACTTGCACAACTTCCAAATTCTGAAGTAGAATATCCAACCTTATACGTTAAATATCTTAATTCTGATTCAAATTATGAGTTCAATCCTTTTCAGGATAATGAACCTCTTTCGGCGTCTGAAAATATTACATATTCAACTACAACAATTAACGCTGATACAACTTTTGCGACAACTATTTCTTCTGATGCAACAAAAATTGGTTCTTCAGCGTCAATTAATGAGGGAGTTTATTTTGTTAGAGGGGCATTCGTTAGAGTTCCAAAGCAGACTATAATTTTAGATTATTATACAAATAGTCCTTCATATAGGGTCGGTTTACAAGTCAATGAAGAAATTATAACTGCTAAAGACGACTCATCTCTTTATGATAATGCAAAGGGATTTACAAATTTTGCTGCTCCTGGAGCAGATAGATTTAAGATATCTTTAGTTCTTACGAAGAAATTATTGTCAGATACTAATGATACTGATTTCATTGAGATTTTACGAGTTAAAGATGGTGCAATCAAAAAGTTAGATATTAAATCTAACTATAACATAATTAAAGATTATTTGGCACAAAGAACATATGATGAATCTGGAGATTATACAACAACCCCATTTGAAATAAAAATAAAAAATTCTTTAAATGATAGATTAGGTAATGATGGTGTCTTCTTTGATACTGAAAAAACAGATAAAGGCAATATCCCATCGGATAATTTATTGAGTATTAAATTATCTCCAGGCAAAGCTTATGTTAGAGGATATGATATAGAAAAAACTGGTATAGAAATTATTGATGTTGAGAAGCCAAGAACCACGGAAACGGTCTCTATTTCAAATGTTCCATTTGAAATGGGTAATCTGTTAAGAGTAAACAATGTAACA